GAAGGTGTGTTGACTGTCTCCGGCTCTTTTTTTCTTAATCTCCCAGGCAAAAGGTCTGTACCCGCTGTTCTCGCTCACATAGATCGGTGCTCCATATCGGTGCCGGATGGGATTAATGATAGGCTGGTGATAGCGCTGAATCTTCTCAGCAACATGAATAGGAATTTCTTCCAGTTCAGGATCTACCACAAATTCAGATATGGAAAAATAGTTTTTCATCAGATATAGCCTCCTGCAATCCCTCCAAAATCAGTACCCGCAATGTAAGCAGGCTCTGAATAGTCGCTTTCTGTTTCGCTGTTTGCGATTTTTACCGCATAGATGTAATTCTTATCTGCATCGGTAGTATCATCGCTGATCGTGCTTTCTGTAGTCGTTCCTACCAATTCCCAGTCATCCTCTATCCGTGTCTTTCGATAGAGTTTAAGTGTCGTAGCTGTTTCATTTGGTGTTACCGTAACCGTCTCAGATGATCGGGCTAATGAAGGTGGTGTTGGTGTTGGAAGAATTGCCGTTTCTTCCTCTTCCTCCTCTTCAACAGCTTCAGTTTCTTCACCTGCATCAGGCTCTGGAGTTACTTCTTCCTCTGCAACTTCAAGGTATGGTATCGTTACTGTGGCTGTGTTGTAGGATTCATCTCTTGATTCTACTCCGTCTTTTACTGATAAAACCTTAATTGTACGCACTCCTTCCGTAAAATTGGAAGCCGAAAATATAAAGCGCTTAAATTGTGATGATATAAGTTTGTACGCTTCACCGTATCCACCCCATCCAAAGCTTGATACTGCCGTGCCGTTACCATCGTAAAATAAAACATCATCAACGTAAACCCGTACAGAGTCGTAGCTCTCACCATAAAACTCGGTATAATTAACCCGCACATTGTTTGAGTTATCTACGAAAACCAATAAGCCCTGTGGTGGCTCTGTTAAATATTCGCTTGGTGTTGATATGGTATCGGGAACCTTTCCAAATCCATCGGAGATAGTCCAATCATCTAAACTGCACGAATACCTTAGCGCTTTAAGTGCTTGATTAACGGTTAGTGTTGAAAGTAAGGTTGCAAATTTGCCTGCAACCGTTGGAGTGGTGTAAGATGTTAACGTACCACCTGAGCTTGTATCATCGTAGCACTCAATATTACTTCCCTTACCTCTTACATTACTCGATACCCCACCGCCTACATACACTATATTGCTTTTCTTATACGTAGTATTTGTAGCGTCTACGTTTGGCATTGCCATGAATATTGGTGTGTCGTACTCGTTAATTATTTCGGAAAGTAACAACCCGTAGTACCCATCTAAATCGTATGAGAATATAACTAAATCATAATCATCAATATTCTGCGATACCCAACACATAATATTAGATTGGGTATTGTTTAATGAATACGTACCTACGCAATCCCGTGTACTACTATTAACAATAGCTACTACATCGCTTTCACTTGCCACATCTGAATTATTCGTGTGCATAAGAATTTCAGCACTCCAATTTGTTGGAGCATTAGCTAAGAAGTTGGTAACTACCTTTCTTTCGTGTGAAAGAATGCTTGAAACACTTCCGCTAATTGATAAGTCTATTCCTATTACAAGTGCTGTGGCCATTATGGATACACTCTTATCAATATAGATGTGTTATTCAGAATTGAATCACCCGAATCTACTTCATCATAACCTTGAGTATTAATTTCAATGTAAGATTCCGATACTACCGCATTTATACTGGAGTCATTGCCAGTTCCTGTAGATATATGACAAACAGTTTTGTTAAGTGTAAATCCTCCATTCAACGCACCATTATAAACACCAATAGTATCACGTGTCCAAGTAATGTTACTATCAAAATCGTTAACTAATACATTTACTGTTGGATCATCTGTTCCAGACTGACTCAATATTGCTACATACTCTAAATAACCTTTTGCAGGCACAGGTTCATTCGAAGAATTTCCGATATAATGGGTGTATGTTCCATCTTTGTTATAAAACACCTCATGCCCTTCCTGCAAAGTAGTAGGTGCGCTCGTTACTACATTTCTTTTTATTCCGCTCATAGTGTTACCTCGATATTCATTTCACTTTCTTTGTATTCGTATAAAAATTCATCTTCTATAACCTCACCACCCTTAAACAATAACTGCATCGGATCATAACTACTCTCAAACACGATTCCTGAATCTCTCAAGGTGTAGTAGTCATTATCTCCCAAACCTATCGGGCTTCCGTCCGTATCGCTGAATGCCTTAATCGTTACAGGATTACTCACCGTTGGGCTCATCGCATTCGCTGCCGTCAACGCATCGCTTATGTTGTCGAAGTACGGAGTTACATTTGCCGTGTACCTTCCATCTACAAACACCACACGGGATGGAGTCTTACGGGCATTGGCAGCTGTTACCTTTCTGTCCAGTGGTGTGCCGTCCGGATCTTTCACTACATAGAACAGATCCTCATCGGCTACATCTGATACTGCTGTAAGATTTTCGAGTTTTGCCATTATTCTACCTTAATGAATTCGCCTTGTTGCTGTTCCAGATAGCTGTTCTGGGAATCGTGTAATTCAAGTACTTCCGGGAAGTCTTGTATATCTCGCTGAATGGTGCGTAGTTCGTGTACTTTGCGGAATCCGATTTCACGCACTTCTATAATGTCGTATAGGTAATTGCCCTGGCGCAGTCTGAATTGTGCCGGATTCATTACCGTGCCTTCATGTTCGTAATAGTTCACATGCCAGGTAATGCGTTGTTCGGCTACTTCTGCACCGTCCATATCTTTTTCAGATCCACCGCTTTGATGGCGTTTCGCCCAGAGTGTGTCTACAATGGGCCAGTTCGTAATGGTAGCGCCACCGGTTCCGGTTACAAGTACGCGCTTCATTACCTGAATCTGCTCGTTGCGTTCGCCGCTTTGTTCCATCCAGTCGCTCATCCGAACCTCCTTCCTGCTTTGTTGCCAGCGCTTAACCGTGCCATACTTTCGTTAAGAGCAATCTTATCCAGATTGGTGAATACCGTGCTCTTGCGTTCATGCCAGTAATCGGCAAGCACATTCATAGCATACAGCCGAATAGCAGCCGGAATCTGTTCGTAGGTACTGTCTCCGTCATCATTCGTGTAGCCTGCAACGTAGGTCACACGTACCGGATATGGTTCATCTTCATAGAAATTGGGTACGTCATAATCAGAATCGAACGTGATTAACCCCGGATTAGGTCCGGTTTCGGTGGTTACTTCATATTTGCTGCTGTCTATTTCGGTCCAGGTTCCTGTTGTCTCAGCACGGTATTCCACGCTGCTTACGCTCACCAGTGGCGGGCGCGGGCATTCTATGGTGTAGCTGAATTTCGGCAGGGTTAATACTAAGGTTGCCTTAATTAATTGCCGTTTGTAGTGGTACTGCAACACATTGTCAATTTCACCCTGATCATACATCGCCTGGATAAGCAGGTTCAGGACCTGATCATACATTGTTACCGATCCAATCCGGAGGAAGCGTTTCACTTCGTCCAGATCGAGCGGATAGGCTGCAGGTGGTGTGTTATAGTACAGTGGCATGTGCTCAGGCGCTTATTTGTTGGATTTTGCCGCAGGTTTTTTTGCCTTGCTTTTCTTCGCAGGCTTCTCAGGCGCTAAGTACGCCGCAATCTGCTCACTGATCGCTGAGCCGATGCCTTCCACTTCGGTCACATCTTTGATTTTGCGCACTTCGTCCATAGTGGCATATCCTGCCTTCATTAGTTCATCTCTTCCGGGCAGGTCTGCCGGCAGGGTCTTGGTGGCTAATCGTGCATAGCCTTTTTTCAGAAATTCGTCTGCCATTGCTTCTGGCACGTCTTCCACACGTCCGGCATGGTATCCGTAGCCTTTCGGTGCGTTCAAAAAATACAGTCGTTTGCTTGCTTTGCTCATGGTTCTCGTAATTAGATTAATAAAAAGGTGCCGCCACCGCTAAGCAACGGCACCTTTATGGATCTATGAATTAAAACACAGATTAGGAGGTAATAATGTCCTTCCCTACACTGAACGCCTCTGCATGGCGTAGTCCGCTGTCGTAGTAGGTTGATGCATTAATCCGGATGATTCCTTCATCATCTTTCGTATATGGGTTCACAAGGAAGCTGAAACCACCCCACATTGCGATGTACAGCGAAGCCCAGTTTGCAAAGATGTTAGCTGACAGGTCTTCGCCTGTTCCCTTTGTTAGATCATTAGGAACTAATGAGCTCACAAACATCGGGTATTCGTTCACAAGACCTTTTTCGTACAGGTAGATAGCCTGACCGCTTTCCTTAACGGTAGTTTTGAGCTTACCACGAACGGCAGAGTTCGTCAACCAGCCCAAACGTGGCTCATCTTCATTAGCTGCATCGGCAGCAAGTACGTCCGTTTCATAGGCAACAAGAGATGCCCAATCTTCCGCACCACCATTGGTACCATGCGATTGTGCATTTGTACCGGAAGCGCCAAGAATGTCGGTGATGATGTTGCTGTGCATCACTTTGGATGTCTTGTACATCAGATAGCTTCGAAGCCAGTTTTCAACGTCAACAGAACTTTGGGTTAGCAATTGCTCTGTAACTTCAATAACGGATGGCAAGCGAGTCGGAGACAGCGCAAGTTCGCCGAAGGTCGCAGTGATCTCGTCAGCACTGGCACTTTCAGCCTTATCGTCCTGGTCCGAACCCTCTACAGCTCTTGGGAATGAGATGTTACCCTGTAGATCTGTGAAAAAGGTTGCACCTAATCCGTCTCTGCTGTTTTCGTTGCTGTCCACAAAGGGCAGTTTTGCTTTCAGGATGTCAATCAATGGCATCTTTTCAGTAGCCACAGTAAGTCCACCCTGATCGCCACCGCTTCCGCCGGTTGCCGTTAAGTCGTTGCGCATAGTTCGCGCTTCCACTACCACTTGCGGTAAGTGAACATTACCAGTCAGCTTAATGCCTTTCTGCTTAGCATCGTTGA